TCGGGATGCTAAGTTCTAAGTCGTGCAAGTGTAATGGTGAAATGGGTGTGTGTAATGCTGGGAACCCCGTACTAGGCACTTCGCACGGGTGGAATTACACTATTACACTTAAACTTAAAAAATATTGGAACTACTTAAAAACCCCAAAAATGGCACTTAAAGACTAAAAACCCGATTTTGCCAAAATAAGTTTTTAGGAAGTGTAATGTGTAATAGCGTAATTTTTGGCTGGGCGCTTCCCGCCTTCATGGGGGCGCTCAGTGCCTGGCTCTTAGTCCTTGGCTCTTAGATGCCCTCGTGGGGGCACTCCCGGGCTCGGTCGCTTGGTACTTGGCACATTCATTGCAAGTGGTAAAGCCTAATTCATTCCCCCCACTCTTCACGCTCCGAACCAAGGACCGAGGGCGACAAAACGCGATTGAGATGCCAAACGACGCAGGGAGGGACCCGCGGAGCTCACAGCATTCGCTGCGCTCACAGAGACAGAGCAAGAGCAATATCGCCTTCGCTGCGCTCAGTAGCTCTCTATAAGATCAAGAGCTAAGAGCCAAGAGCGGGTAATCAGTATTGTAGGTGGTTCAAAAATTGTGTCAAGTACCGTTCGTCGGGTGCGCCATTCGTCGGGCAATAAAAAGCCCCCATCAGGGGGCGTTGTTCTCAGCGCTGGGCGCGTAACCGTTCGCGGTCTTCCGGTAATCCGTAGCCGTCAATCAATTTATCTAGCAAGTTCTCTGGCTTCACGCCTTCAAATATGTCGCGCAGTTCGTGGCGCGGCCCGGTAATGTCAGGCGTCAGGCACTCACCACAATAGCCGTTATACTCGGGGCACCAGTGCAGGGTAAACCACTCTTGGCGGGCGTGCATAGCCGTCCGTTGTACCGCTTGCATCAGTTCGCTGTCGTCGGTGCTTACGCTCTCCATTGCCTTCAATACCTTAGTCAGCGCCTCGGGGGCGCCGTCGCACTTGTGCGCCAGCAGTACATCCACAACCTTCTCAAACGGCGCAAACACAATCACATATTCGCTATCGTTATCATACATAAACATCACACATTCTCCCAGGTAGGCGCCGCCCCTCAGCGGGGGCGGCCAATCGCGGCTAGGTTAGCCACTATCACCAGCACAATCAGCGCTAGTACAATCATGCTTCGGCAACTTCTTGCACTGGGGCAAAGTAGCCGTTCTTTACAAAGGCCTTCACGTAGCTGGCGGGGGTGCCGCTCCCAAGGTTCAGCGCTCCGGCCTTATGGTACTTCGCAAGGCACGCTTGCGCCTCGCTAGCGGTAAACCCGGTGCCAAGGTCTTGCAGTATCACAGCAAGGGCAATAGCGCGGGTATTGGTCGCCTTGTAACCGTGGCTGCGCCATGCTGGGTCGGTGTCCTTGCCCAGCTTTTGCAGGGTCGGTGCAGCGTTGTGGCCTTCGTCGGCCAGCTTGCGCGCTGGCCCGTTCAGGTTATAGCGGGGGGCGTTGCTAGGCTGGGCGGCAGCTACCAGCACGGGCGGCAAGGCTTCTCCCGCTTCCGCTGGCGCGTTTACGGCCTGCGGCTGTGCTACCGTAGCGGGTACGGCTTGCGCCACTGCCAGCGGCGCTACAGCGCCTTGTACGGCGTGCGCCTCATCCCACGCTTGGGCCTCATCATGCACCAGTGCTGCTTCGCGTGCGTCTACGGTCGCGGCAACTTGTGCGCGTACTTGTGCCTTGGTCATTTGCTTAGCCATGTCGTATTACCTTCTAGTGGCCGGGGCCCTTTGCCTCGGTATGGGTTAATTATACGGTAGTACCGTGTCATTTGGCTAATAACACTTTGGCATAACAGCACCATCGGATATGCCATGCGATCGCCCTCGCCTTCGGCTCGGGGAAGAGCAAGAGCACAATGCCTTCGCTTCGCTCAGAGAAGAGCGTTCTTTATAAGAGCAAGAGCAAAAGCAAAGCAAGATCAAGAGCTAAGAGCGAGAACTATAGAGCTGTCCCTCGCTGAGCTCGGTCCTTAGTTCGTTGCTCGCTTCGCTCGCTGAGATCAGACCTCGTGCTACGCCCTCGGTGGAGCGGACTCGGCGCCTGGAAGATATCACTCCCCCCGGTAGCAGGTAAAGTGGGGGTGCTCTAGTTTTGCGTCTCGGGTCCCTGGTGCGAAATTTCGAGTGGGGTCAGCGGTACTACCGAGTACTGAGTCCTTAGATAGGCCGGTGCGAAATATTCGAACCAATGAACGGTACTACCGCGAACCTAGAGCCTAGTACCTAGAATCACCTTGCCATTCCCTTCTTTTCATGCTATGCTCAAGGTATTACAGAGGGTGCCCACCATGACTATTGACTTTAACGTCGCGCTGCAGAACCAGCTCACCGAACGCCAACGTAAGAAGGATCTTAAGGGGGGCGTCGAGAGAATCTGGAGCCGGAAGCAGATTGAGCAAGCGTTTCTCGAGACTTTTGAGATGGTGGGGGGCGTCCCACGTCTTGCCATCTGGGCCAACCAGGAAGAAAACTACGGAAAGTTTCTTGAGTTGATGATGAAGCTGGCGCCGAAGGATACTGGGGGCGTCATCGCGGGTGCAGTATTGGAGTACCGCTCGAACGTCCCGCAGAGTCCACTGAACAAGCCGCGGAAAGACAACGAAGAGGACATAACTGATGTGTAATCAGTTACTCCATTGGGAGCTAGAAAATGTCTGACCAGCGGCGGAGCGAGCAGCAGGGACGCACGGTCGTTGAGAGTGCATATCAGCCTCGGGACCACGCGCTGGCTTTCCACGCGCGGAAGGAGCGCTTCGCCATTTTGGTATGGCATCGACGCGCTGGGAAGACGGTCGCGTGCATCAACGATTTGATAGACAAGGCGCTGCAATGTCCGCTCGCCATGCCGAGGTATAGCTACGTCGCCCCTTTCTATAAGCAGGCTAAGGACGTGGCGTGGAATTATCTTAAGCTGTACGCCGCACCCGTCATTGACAAGATCATGGAGTCGGAACTGTCCGTGATCCTCAAGAACGGGGCGCAGGTTCGACTGTACGGGGCAGACAACCCGGACAGCTTGCGGGGGGTTTACAACGACGGGGTGATCCTGGACGAGTACGGGGACATGAGCCCCCGGCTCTTTGGTGAGGTTATCGCGCCAACGCTCGCCGACCGCAAGGGATGGTGCGTCTTCATTGGGACCCCCAAGGGGCCGAACCACTTCCACACTCTATGGAAGAAAGCAGCGAACGACGACCGTTGGTTCAAGAGCATGCTGCGGTCTTCCGTATCCGGCATCTTGGACGCCGAAGAACTGGAGATGCTTGCGACGCTGCCGGGCAGCGACGAGGATACCTTCGCGCAGGAATTTGAATGCGACTTTAACGCTGCCGTCAGGGGGGCGTACTATGGCAAGCTCCTTAAAAAGTGTGAACAAGATGGACTTATCGGCGACTTCCCGTGGGACCCTGATCGACTGGTCTATACCGCCTGGGACATTGGCTTTACAGACGACACATCGATCTGGTTCTTCCAGTACGACGGTAAGACCATCCGTGTCATTGATTTCTTTACGGTCAGTGGCTACAGTGTTGATGACGTCATTGCGGTCCTCTGGGAACGACCCTACGCTTACGGTGAATGTTATCTCCCGCACGATGCCAAGAACAAAAGCTTTCAAACGGGAAAATCTACAATGGAACTCATGGCCGCAGCGCAGATGAAGTGTCGCTTGGTCGCCAACCTGAGTGTTCAGGACGGCATCCAGGCGGTGCGGAAGACGCTCCCCATGATCCAGTTCAATGCGGCCAACGACGACGTTGCAGAAGTGGGGCTGAACGCCTTGCGCTTGTATCAGAGGGAATGGGACGACAAGCGCCGGATGTTCAAGGAGAAGCCCCTGCACGATTGGAGCTCCAACCCGGCCGACGCCATGCGCATGCTATGTCTGGCTATGAACCCAGCGGCTGCGAAGCGGGCTAAACGTACCGAGGGCCGAGCACCAAGCACTACGAAGGAAGATGCACCAACCGGGAACGTGTACAACCTTGACAAGCTCTATGCAGAGCGTGCCGCCCGAGACAAGAACAGGAGAATATGATGAGCGTTTGGGACAAAAGGATCGCAAAGGCCGAAAAATTCTTCGATCGGGCCAAGGAACACGGGCGCAAAGTCTACATGCGCTATCAGGATAAGCGTGACGACGAAGTTATCGGCCTGCAACGGGTCAATATCTTCTACGCTAACGTGAACACGATCAAAGAATCGTTGTTCAACAGCCTGCCCAAGCCGGACGTTTCCCGACTGCATAAGGGGGATTACGAGGATGACGTCGCAAGGGTCGCGGCGCTCATCCTCCAACGGGGGCTCGAATACGAGGTGCATTGTGCGAAGTCTTTCACAGGATCTATTAAATACGCAATTCTGGATCGGCTTGTTCCTGGCATTGGTCAAGTCTGGATCCGCTTCGAGAAACCTGAAGAGATATTTGTTGACGTACTCTATTGGGAAGACTTCATCTACGGCCCCGCTCGGTGCTGGGAGGAAGTCCCGTGGGTTGGACGTCGTCATGTCTTTTCGGGTGCTGAAGTCACAGAACGGTACGGCAAAGATGCTCTGGCCAAAGTCAGCGCAATTAAAGACGACAATAACATCACTCCTAAGGAAATCACGGATGGCAAATTCGTCATCTACGAAATCTGGGAAAAGAAAACCAAGAAAGTCTTCCACGTAGCGCTGGGGGCTGACAAGCCACTGAAGGAAATCTCCGACCCCTACGGGCTGCCGGACTTCTTTCCGTGCCCGCGCCCCCTCGTGGCCAACCTGACTACCAGCGCCTTCTTGCCAGTGACAGACTACCATCTGGCCCAGGACCAGTACAACGAGCTCGATATCCTGTACGCGCGCATGACCCTCATTTCCAGGGCTGTGAAGGTGGCCGGGTGCTACGACGCTGCGTCTACCGAGATCGGGTCCATGTTGGAGGGACAAGAGAACAAGCTCATCCCCGTTGACAACTGGGCTATGTTCGCCGAACGTGGCGGCGCTAAAGGTATGATTGACTGGTATCCGGTCGAGCAGGTCGTAACCGTGTTCCAGGCGCTGGCCGGTCAGTACGAAATGATCAAAGCCACGCTCTACGAAGTCACCGGCATGTCTGACATCATGCGGGGGGCGTCCAACCAGTACGAGACCGCGGCTGCGCAGGAAATCAAGGCGCAATTTGCCTCTGTACGTATGAATGGCTACCAGCGCGACGTCTCCGAGTTCGTGCGTGACATCCTGCGGATCGTTGCAGGGCTGATGTGCAAGCTCTACAGCGATGAAAAGTTCCAGGCGATCTGTGGCAGCTTCAACGAGGCCGACCAGCAACTCCTAGCCCCCGCTATGGGCGTCCTGCGCAACGAATTGATGACCAAATACAAGGTCGACATTGAGCCTGACAGCTTGACCCAGTCTGACTGGGCCTTGGAGAAGGGTCAACGGATGGAATTGACCGGTTATTTGAGTCAATTCCTGGCCTCGGCCATCCCAGCTGTGGATAACGCCCCAGAACTCGGCCCAATGCTCTTTGCAATGGTCAAATTTAGCATCGCCGGCTTCAAGGGGGCTGCAGAAATCGAAGGGATTATCGATCAACAGCTCGCGCTCTTGGTCCAGAAGGCTCAAAACCCAGAACCGCCGAAGCCAACTCCAGAAGAGCAGAAAATGCAGCTGGAACAGCAGAAAATGCAGGGTCAAATGCAGCTGGAACAGCAGAAAATGCAGATGCAGAGCCAAATGGAGATGCAAAAGGCTCAAATGGAGGCCGGTCTCAAGACCCAGGAGACCGAGCAGCGTATGCAGATCGAGCAGCAACAGGCAATGGCGGACCTAGCGGTCAAGCGGCAGGAGTTGCAAAACGAGCAACAGATGTTTATGATGGAAATGGAGATGAAGCGTCAGGAAATGGAGTTCAAAGAGCGCGAGCTCAACCTGAAGTTGGAGCACCAAATGGTCTCTGGGGCAATGAAGCAGCAGCAACAGCAGGAAGCCGGGGATCTCAAGACTCAACAAATGAAAGATCAACAGAAGGTGAACAAAAATGGCAACTCAAACTCCGGCAAAACCAGCCCCAAAGACTGAGGAAAAGGCTCCTGAGCCCCCAAAACCGATCGAAATCCCACCAGATTCGGCGTCCGGGCGCAAGGAGTGATCCATGCCAGTCTACGAGGCATCCTGTGACGAGTGTGGTTTCGTAGTAGACTACATTCGTCGCATAGCGGATGCTGGCGACACCCCCGAGTGCCCTCGGTGCGGAGCCCATACTACCAAGGGCATCTATACCGCACCGGTCGGGTTTGTGAAAGGTAAGTTTGAGCCGTTCAGGTCTGTGGTGGACGGCTCGCTTATCTCCTCGCAAAGGTCCATGGATGAGCATAACAAAAGAAACAACGTTGTGTGCTTGGCAGATGGCTACGATGATGCTACAATCAAGTCTGGCCAGTTTAACCGCAAAGAACATAAGCTGGACAAGAAAGAGTTGGCGGCTGATATCCAGCAGGCCATTCACGAGGTGCAGAACGGCTATAAGCCGCAGATAGGTGAAGCAGATGACTGACACAACTGTGGAAACCTCACTAGAGGACGACATTCGCGCAGCGATGGGCGAGGTAGAAAAAGCGGACGACAAGGAGATAGAATCCGCACCGGAGCGACCACGAGATGAGAAAGGTAAGTTCGTTGCTAAGGAAGGAGAAACAGAAACTGAGGCCGCTGCACGGCTCCAGCCCGAGGCAGAGAAAAAGCCGGATGCCACCGAAACAAAGGAACCCGCACCTACCGAGGGCCAGCAACAAGAAGCCCATCTGCTGACGGAAGACAAGGCTCCGAGAGGCTGGGCGCCTGCTATCCGCGAGAAGTGGGGCACCATCCCAGAGGAAATTCGCAAGGAGATCCTTCGCCGTGAAGAGGCCTCTGCCATCGGTGTGCGTCAGCTGCAGGAAAACTACGCTCCACTGGAGCAGTTTGTCGGCAGCATCGCCCCGTTCATCCAGGAAGCGCGCCAGAATGGAGTGGCCCCTGACCAATATATCGGCAGCGTCCTTGCTTCTGAGCGCATCTTGCGTCGGGCGGACCTACCAACTAAGTTTCAAGAAATCCTGCGCATTGCTGATCAATACGGAGTACCCCTCCGCGACATCATCAATGCCTCTGTGGGGCAGGAGGTTCTGACCAAGCCTCAGCAACAGGCTCAACAGTACGTGCCCCCTCAGGTAGCGCAGGAACTGGCAGAAGCCCGCCAGTGGCGCGAGCAGTTTGAGCAGCGTTCCATCACCAATGAGCTCAACGCCTTCTCGCAGGGCAGGGAGTTCTTCGAGGACGTCCGCTCCACAATGGCTCTGTACGTTGAGAGCGGCCAAGCCAAGAGCCTCCAGGACGCTTACGACGCCGCGTGCTGGGCGACCCCAGCGGTGCGCGATGTGCTTCTGTCCCGCCAAGGCAAGCAACAGGAGCAGACTGATCTGCAGAAACGGCAGGAGGCCGCTGCGGGGGCGAGCGTCAAGCCAAAGGGCGAGGTAGACGTCAAGGTGGGCGACAAGGATGACGATGACGACGATATCGCCGCTACCGTCCGTAAAGCCTTCGCTGAGTCAGCCACCGGTCGGATTTAACTTGCAAATAGGCCGAAGGGGTGCTAAGCTGTTCCATAAGCCGCTCGATGTCCCCTTAGCTTACCCTATCGGCACGGAGCTTACCTCCAAAGTAGAGATGGCGAAATCCCCTTTACTTTGGAGGTAAACCATCATGGCATTCGCCAACGCCAACATCTCCGACATCATGGCGACTACGATTGAAAAGCGTAGCCGCAAAGTCGCAGATAACGTCACCAAAAACAACGCGATGCTGATGAAGTTCCAGCAACGTGGACGCTCGCGCCCCTTCAGCGGCGGTCGCCTTATCTACGAAGAACTGTCCTTCGCGGAGAACGGCAACGCCGGGTTCTACAGCGGGTATGACCTGCTGCCGGTCGCTGCGCAAGATGTGATTTCCGCTGCGCAGTACGATATCAAGCAGGCCGCGTGCCCGGTCGTCATCTCTGGTCTGGAAATGCTGCAAAACGCAGGCCCAGAACAAATGATCGACCTGCTGACCGCTCGTATCGACGTCGCTGAATCCACCATGCAGAACCTGATCTGCGGTGGCCTCTACTCCAACGGCACCGCCTTCGGCGGCAAGCAAATCGTTGGCCTGGACGCTGCTGTCCCCCTCGACCCGACCACGGGCGTATACGGGGGCATCGACCGCGCGACCTGGACCTTCTGGCGTTCCAAAATCCGCAACGTTGCCAACACGACCACACTGCTCGCTGACATGAACTTCCTGTGGGCGTCTCTGCAACGCGGTGCTGACCGCCCAGACATCATCCTGGCCGACAACGTCGTATGGCAGGCATACGTCGCTGCTCTGCAAGCTCAACAACGCTTCACCAGTGCTGACGTCGGCAACCTAGGCTTCCCTACCATCAAGTACATGGACTGCGACTTCGTCCTGGACGGTGGCATCGGCGGCTTCTGCCCGGCAGGTACGGCGTTCATGCTGAACACCAAATATCTGCACTACCGTCCGCACAGTGCCCGGAACTTCGTGTCGCTGTCGCCGAACAAACGCTACTCCATCAACCAGGACGCCGAAGTTCAGATTCTTGCATGGGCCGGGAATTTGACGGTTTCGGGCAGCCAGTTCCAAGGCCGTCTCGACGTCAACCCATAATCTGGTTAATGGGCCAAGGACTGGCCCACCTAGGAGGTTAAAGATGCCGGGTTTAGGCAGACAGTTCTCTAAGAAGCATGGGTGGGGAGGTACTCCCACCTATAATTCTTGGAAGAAGATGAAGTACCGCTGCTGCAACCCGGATAATCCTGACTATCCAAATTACGGCGGTAGAGGCATTAAGGTTTGTGATAGATGGATCGATGATGTTTGCGCTTTCGTTGAGGATATGGGGGTAAGACCCCTTGGGTACTCTCTCGAACGCAAGGATGTTAACGGTGATTATTGTCCTGACAACTGCGAGTGGATTCCTCTGGCAGATCAGTCTAAGAACCGCCGTCCATGGAGCCATACGAAAGAGGGTTTGGCAAGAATCTCCGCCGCAAGATCAGCTACACGGCGAATTGACGCCGTAGGAGGATAAACCAGTGCCAGCACTGAATATGGGGTCCCCCGCCGTACCGGCTGGCAACCCCTCCACCGGATTGTTCGTCATCATGGATCCTATGAGCGGACCAAAGGGCTCTCCGTTTGACGCTAAGTCCTACCATCCTACCACTCAACTTTTGGTGGCGGATCCGACCAACTACTCCACGGGGGCGTTGTCCACCGGGATTGGGTTTGGATCACCCCCAATTATCGGCCCAACCGCACCGGCTTCCATTAGCGCTGCTGGCTTCACCGATAACTATGTGCCGGGAGAAACTTTCCCGGATGGAGTAACTCCTGCCACGGATGCCCGTCACCTCTATATCGGGGGTGGCCGGTCCTTCCCAGCGATCAACGGCATTGCTCTTGACAATATGTGGAGCATGTCGCCAATCGCAGCCTTCGGCAACGGCGCAAGCCGTGACGCAGGTGCTGGTCCGGCGTTCACTGGGTTTGGCATGAAGATGGTCACCGCTACCGGCGCAGTCGCAACTGGCGGCGTGGTAGAGACTGGCTTCACTAACCGCTCCGGCTTAGCGCTGACCACTGGTCAGTCGGTGTTCGGTAGCGCCGTGGCGGCATCAGCCGCACCGGTCTAATATAAGCGCCCCTTCGGGGGCGCACTTCTAAAAAGGTGCCAAAATGCGTGAGACATTCGAATTTGACGTATCGGACTTTGAGAACCCAAATAACAACAGTGGTGTCTATGCCCACTTCTATTTGACCACTCGAGAAGATCCTGTACAGAGCGCGGCAGCCGGACGTCCGATCTACGTAGAGAAAGAATACGTGAAGATCATCTCCGCTGGGAGTGCCAACAACATTATTGACAAACCTGTTAGCGACCATGAGCGCAACAGGTTTCGTGAGCAGTATGCGAAGTTCAAGGCAGGAGACAAAGAGCAACTCACTGGCACCCCCTTGTCGGAAGTGCCATGGATCACCCGCTCTCAAGTGGATGAGCTCCTGTATCGCAAGATTCGTACGTTGGAGCAGTTGGCGGGGATGGATGACCAATACTGCAACGCCCCAGGAATGTATGACCTCAAGCGCAAGGCGGCGGCATGGCTCGTCAAGTCCAAAGAAGCTGCCCCCTTCACCGCCATGCAGGCTGAAATGGATGCTCTACGTGCTGAACTGGATGCTTTGAAGAAACTTCCGCCAGAGGCTAAGAAGCAAGGTTAAGGGGTCTTCCCTACGGTCCAGTAAGGCAGGCACCCGGTAGCTGGACTGATTTACGGAGGTATCATGGCAACGGCACTTGAAATCATCAACGCGGCTTGCCATGAACTTGGTCTGCCGACCGTGTCGCTTAGTGGGGCCACTGGCGACACACTTGGCTCACAATCCCTGGCTCTGCTTAACGCGCTGGGCCAGGAGCTTGTGCGCATCCACGACTGGCAATTCCTTGAAAAGGTCATGACTTTCACGGGGGACGGTATCGTCTCCGAGTTTGACCTGCCCGCTGATTTCGGTCGCCAAGTCAACCAAACCCAATGGGCGACCTCCATGCGCCGCCCTATGATGGGTCCTGACAGCCCACAAGTGTGGAGTTGGTCGCAGTACGGCATCGTCAGCACTGGCGTCTACTTCCGCTATCGCATCCTTGGCAACAAGTATCATGTCTTCCCGCTGCCGGGGGTTAACGAAGAGTTCGCGCTGTACTATATCAGCAAGAATTGGGTTCTTGACCAAGACCCGCCAACCAACTACAAGGACCACATCACTAAAACAGGGGACACCCCCCTGTTTGACGAGCGCCTGATGATCAGTGGCCTGAAGATCAAACTGTGGGCGCAGAAAGGCTTTGACACCACTGTCCTGCAGGACGAATTCAACTACTTGCTGGCGATCGTGAAGGCGCAAACGCAGGGTGCGAGGGTCATTGACCTGACCGGTAGCTGCCGGACCCTGTATATCAGCTGGACAAACATCCCAGAGTCCGGGTTCGGAGGTTGAGATGACCTACAGTCGTGGCTCTGCCCAGCGCCGGGTATCGCAGATCAAGTCCGTCCTTGCCCCCCTTGGGGGCATCAACGATATCGACCCCCTTGCCAACATGGGAGAGGAGTTCTGCATCCAGCTGTTGAACTGGATTCCAGGGAACATGGCGCTCCAGGCCCGTCAGGGCTACCGTGAGTGGTGTACTGGTCTCGGTAAGCCTGTCCGCACCCTGATGAACTACAACAGCATGGGCGGCGACCTGAAGCTCTTTGCCACCACTGACAGCGCTATCTACGAAGTGACGGCTAGCTCTGCCACGCCCCCAGTGTCCAAGGTGATCACGCAGGGCTACTTCAAGTATATCAACTTCGGTACCGTCGCTGTGCAGTACCTTGTCGCGGTGAACGGCACCACTGACCCGTCGCTGCTGTACAACGGCACCTCCTGGATTGAAATGACCCAGACGGAGACCCCCACAACTCCCGGTCAAATCAAGGGCACCAACCCTAATCTGTTCTCCCACGTGATGTCGTTTAAGCGGCGCCTGTGGTTCGTGCAGGACAGCTCTATGACGGCTTGGTATCTGCCCATAGACAGCGTTGGCGGCGAAGCCAAGCCCTTCTACCTGACCAGCGTGTTCAAGCGCGGTGGGCGTCTCCTGTACATCGTCGACTGGACGGTGGATGGCGGCGAGGACATTGACAACAAACTGGTCTTCGTCAGCAGCAATGGCGAGGTGGCAATCTACTCCGGAACCGACCCAGACAACACCGAGACTTGGTCTTTGGACGCCGTGTTCTTCATGGGGCGCCCTACTGGCGACAAGTCCTTCACAGAGTTCGGCGGGGATGTGTTCCTGAACACCTCGTATGGCATTGTGCCCCTGTCCAAAGTGCTGGTAGGCAAGATGCAGGAGTCGCCCAACCAACAGGCGATCTCCAAGCGTATCAGCCGCACGTTGAACTCTCTGATCCTCACTAAGAAATACCCGCCTAACTGGGAGCTCCATAACTTCCCGATGCTCCAGGCGGTGGTGCTGATCATCCCCCCTAGCGGCACCGAGCCAGCGATTCAGTTCGTGATGAACTCCCTTACGGGGGCGTGGACGCGCCTGGACATCCCGGTCAACTGCGGCATGGTGGCTAGAGATACCTTCTACTTTGGCACTGCAGATGGGCGTGTCTGCCAGTACGGCAACGGCAACTATCTGGACAATGTGAAGCTGGACGGCACTGGTGGCGAGCCAGTCATCTGCAGTCTGTTCAGCGCATACAATTACATGGACGACCCAGGCAGTCTCAAGCACTGGAAACTCATCCGCCCCATCTTCCAATCCGACCAGCCCCCAAGCTATCTGGTTCACCTTAACGTTGACTACGATACGGCGGCGCTGGCTGGCAACCCGGCCCCACCGGGTGAAGAGCAAACGAACCCAATATGGGACGTTGCAATATGGGATCAAGCGTTCTGGTCGTCTTCCTTTACTGTCTTCCGTCCGTGGGTCGGAGTATCGGCGTTGGGATTCGCTTGTGCCCTACTTATGAAGGCCGCCACCAACGACGAGACGACACTGGTAGCCATAGAGTTTGTCTATGAAATTGGTGGTGCCATATGAAGACGATCGATTGTACAACCTTGTTTCTCCCTCTGCTTTGTACTATACTGAAGTACACGCCGACCAGCATGGCTCAGTGTATCGTGTGCTTGGAGGATGGTAAGGCTATCGCAGGGGTGATCTACGACGGCTACAACGAGTGGAGCATCAGCGCCCATATCTGGGTTGATGATGGCAAAATCCCCTCCAGAGCGTGGTACGCAGCAATCTTCGACTACCCGTTTAATCGGCTAGAAGTGAAGAAGCTTATCGGGCAGGTGAACTCCAGTAACGAGGAGGCTAGCCGCCTTGATACGCACCTTGGGTTCGTAGAAGAGGCGCGGGTAACGGACTACTCAGAGGCTGGAGACTTGATTATCTACACCATGACACGAGAGCAGTGTCGCATACTGAACTCACCGTCGTGGTCCCGTGTCGTTAGTATGTTGGCGAGGGTCGCATAATGGGTGGCGGAAAGAAATCAAAGGCTCCGGCAACGCCCAACTATGAGGCATTGCAACAGTCAGACGCTCTGGCCAATAGGCTCACGGCGCAAGAGATCACGAAGTGGAACCGACCGACTCAGATCGACCAGTTCGGCAACACGCTGAGTTGGACCCAGGATGCCAATGGTAACTGGACCCAGCGCCAATCGCTCGGTTCGGCGTTCAAGTCTGGGCAGACCAATGCTCTCAACGCCTACAACAACGCGGCTAGTCAGGTCTCGAAGCAGGGGGGCTTCACTGCCCCCTCCATGACGCTGGTGAACAACTCGCTGGCTGACCTGCGTGATGACCCCAACTTCGTCAACACTGCGGGGGCCATCAAGGACTTTGCGAACACCGCTGGCGCGATTGGTAACTTCGACAAGACCCAAGGCGACAAAGTCGCCAAGGATATGTACGCGTCGGCCCTTAGCCGCATCGCCCCCGATCAGGCTAAGTCCAAGGAGGCGTTGGACGTCAAGCTGCGCTTGCAAGGCCTCCAGCCCGGTACTGAGGCCTACAACCGTGCGATGAAGAACGAGATGACTTCGCAGGGGGACGTCCTCGCCAAGCTGGGCCTGGACTCCACCGCTGCCGGTTATCAGGCTGCGCAGGACATCTACAACACCAACCTCGGTGGACAGAACCAGCGCTACAATCAATTGCTTGGCACCTACGGGGCGAATTTGCAGGGCCAGAATCAAAGATTCCAACAGGCTGCTGATACCTTTGGCATCAACTCTGACCAGAACTACAGGGCGCTCCAAGCTTCTATGGCAGCCCAGAAGCAACAGTATGACCAAGCCTTGCAGAACTACGCGCTGCCAATGGAACGTGCTCAGGCAGCCGCTCAGCTGTTTGGTAGCGCCCCCGGCGCCCAGTGGCAAGGCTTCAGCGGCGCCACCGGCTACAACCCCGCTGACATGACGGGGGCGGCTCAGGCTGGCTATCAGGCCAAGATGGGTAACGTCAACGCTCAGGCTGGCAAGAAGAACAGTATGCTCGGTGCTGGCGGCATGCTTGGCGGCGGCATCATCGGAGGGCTCTTGTAATGGCAGCTTATGGGAACGGCATCTTTGGCAGATCAGCCGTAGCAGCGGCCCTCCGCCAACCAAATCAGCCCCCCGCTGGCGGCGGCACCGTCCAGGGAAATGCTATGGGCGGACTGCGCGCGGACAGCGGCACTGGCGATCAGGTTTCTCAAATGGGGCAGCAATACTCTAACCCCATTGACATGAACACGGCCAGCAACATCGCTAAGTATCTCCGCGGTGCTCAGGGCGCAGGGTCTGTAACCGGGGCCGAGATCGGCAATGCTGCGAACGTCTACGGGCCAGAAGTCGCCAAGATGGGCGGCAACGTGGCTATGGGGGCTGACGGAGCATCCGTGGGCGGTGGCGGATTCATGGGTAAACTTGGTTCGTTGTTCGGAGGTGGCGGTGGCTCGGCTGGTGGTGCTGGTTCTGGTGCTCTCGGCGCTGGTGGTGGCCTTGCAGGTCTGGCTGCTCTTAGCTTCCTAGGCGACAAAGAAATGAATGAAAACCCCAACAGCATGATCAACGCCGACAAGCTCAACGACATGGGCACGATTGGCAGTAGTGGCATTGGCCTGCGCGCCGGGGACTTTGCCAACGCCTTCAACCCCGCTACTTGGGTAAGTGACCCTAAGAAGGGTGCCAAGGCGATGGGCAATGCGTTCACCTTTGGCCTGCTCGACAAGATTCTGTAAGGAGTAACCCATGGACTTCGTCGGTGATTACAAAACCAAGAAACTCCTGGCGGAGAAACTTCGTGACCGCCAGAAGACGCTGCTTGGTTCACAGGTTGACATGGGACCAATCGTCACCCCAGGACAGGGCGCGGCCCCCACTCAGATCCAGGCTAACCCGTGGGGCGCTATCGCGAATCTCGGTATGTCGTATCTGGGGGCCAAAGCTGGCCAGAAAGCGGAAGCCGCAGAGCAAGAAGCGCAGCAAGCCCGTATGCAGGCTCTCGAAGGGCTTATGGGCCAACAGGGCGCGGGTAATGCCCCCGGCCAACCCGGTGCTTTGGGCGGTGGGCCACGCAAATTGAACGTTCAAGAGCTTATGCAGCTTAGCGACCTTGGTTTGCCTGATCAAGTGCTTAAGAAGATCGCCCCGGACGACCCTTCGCTGGGGGCGATCACTCAAGCAGCCGCGACTCCGCAGGGCATAGATGCTCTTGTGGCTACCGGCGTGTGGACCAAGGAGCAGGGCGACGCAGCCAAGGCCGCTGGTAAGCAGGCCATGATTGAAGCCCGTGATGCAGAGCTCGACCTGTACAAGCAGAAGAAACAGATTGATCAGCAGTATCGCCCACCAACCGCCGGTCGCGGCCCTACCGCGTTTGACCAGAAATTGGCGCTATACAAAAACGACCGCGAGACCTACAATGCGCTGTTCGGCGACAAGGCCCCCGGCGCGGCTGGTGGCAAAGGCAAGTCCAAGGGCGACCCGGTGGCCGAGAACAACAAGATGCGTAAGCAGGTTGATGAAGCTGAGCGCTTGATACAGGATCCTAAGAACGCCAAGATGTTCAGCCAAGGCCAGCGCAACGTAGGGGCCATTATTGACTGGAAGAATCAGAATCCAGGCAACCTGCTCCCTCTCTTGGCCAACACTGTAGCCGGGCCAATGGAGCATCCGGGGGCAGCAGCTCTGCGCCGCCTTGGTACGGAGCAGGCGTTTGCTCGGGTCAAGGAACTGTACCCTGCGTCCAACAGCGACATCGCGCTGGCACGCAGTCTGGCTGCCAACATCAACCAGAGCCCAGAGGCCGCGCAGGCGTATATCGACCAGATGCGCTACATGATGGACGAATACCCAGAGGCCTTCGGCGAAGCCCCTGTACAGCGCAAGCCTCGCGGTGGTCCAGGTCAGGCGGATGGTGAAGGTGTAGGTGCCGGGGCCGACGGCGGTTGGTCCATTGAGGAGTAATGAAGGATGGCCACTAAGGTCTACAACGTAAAGGCTCCAGATGGCTCCATCGTCAAGGTGCGTGGCCCAGAGGGGGCTAGCCCGGAGGAAGTCATCTCCCAAGCGAAGCGCCTCTTCGCCCAACGGGCTGCGCCTGCCCCGGAGCCAACACCAGAGCCAGCGGCCCCCTCTCCTGAAGAGGCTATGGCTGCTGACCAAGCCGCTCGTGGGACCACCCTGTCCACGCTTCTTGGCGACTACGCCGAGAACCTGCCAAAGATTACCCCAGCCACTCTGCTTGCCAAGGGGGCTGAGAAGCTTGCCCCAGACATGCTGTCTGGCTTGGGACAAACTGTGCAGGATACGCAGACTGGGTTTGGTCAGGGCGTGGGCAACGTCGTTGAAGGCATCCGTCAAGCTGCCAATAAGTTCATGGGCGACGACGAAGAACTGGCTCTGCTTAACCGTGATACCGAGATGCGTAAGGCCCGCCTCGCTGAGCTGACCAAGGCCAATCCGGGCTTTGCCGGTGCCGGTGAGATTGCTGGAGAAGCCGCCCCCGGCATGTTAACGGGCGGGGCGCTGGGGCAGGCTGTGGGCGGCCTCAAATGGCTTGCAAACCCCCTTGCACGCGTCCTGGCGGGCACTGGCGCTGGTGCTGCCAGCGGGTACAGCAGCGCTCTCACTCCAGAGCAAGAACAGGCTGGCCAGCGTGGCAGCAACGTCCTGTCTGGTGCTATGTTCGGCGGTGCCGCTGGCGCCCTTGGTCCTATGCTGGAGCACTTCCCCGGCAACCTGAAACGCACCATGCAGAGCGTGCTGCCTGAAGATGCCGTGCCAGACTTCCTTAAGAAGACCACTGGTCTGACGGACGACACTGCCAAGACCTACGCCAACATTCTCGGAAAGACTGATAAGGCCCGCGCTGGCGTGAAGCAAGAGGTGGACGCTGCGTACGACGCTGTGCTCAAGTCACCAGAGGCTCAGTTCGACATCCCCCTGCACGCTCTTGACCGGGTAAACGACGTCAGCCGTACCCCCGTCACAGAGGAGATTTTCAACGCCTCTGACGCCATTAAGAACGTCCTGGATACGTCGCGCTTGGCGCGGACCACCGAGGGGGTGGCCAACGAGCTTCCATTCCCTGTAGTGTCTCAGGCCATCAAGGACCTTAACGAGATCGCCACGGATCCAGCCCGCAAAGGCTCAGCCGCTGCTGATACTGCTGAGGCCTTGGCACGTGATCTGCGCACCCGCGTCAAACTGATCGGGGATATTGACCCAACCTCTAAGCCGGTCATTGACGCGCACGAAGCTGCGCAGGAGCTTTACCGCACCAAGAAGGTTCCTATTGAGAGCGCCGGTCCAGGCGCCCCCGTAGGCTCTTGGGTAGAGGGGGGCAAAACTCAGAAAGACTTTGAGGACACATTCCTGTCGGACAAGTCTGGTATGCAATTGCAGGACTTGTTCTCGCGCATGCCTGAAACGGAGGGTGACGTCCGTAAACTGTGGGCAACCACTAAGTCCGGACTGCCAGAGTTCCACAGGGATCTGGCCCCCTCCACCACTCGTGATGTTATCTTCCAGAAGCCTGCAGAGCGTGAATACGCCAGCAAACTGTCCAAGGAACTCCGCCGCCGCGAGGAACGTGGGGACGACATCTTTAAGAAGATAGGCTACCGTATGTCTGGTCAGTACGGGCCTCTTCTTAATATGCTCTTGTCTGACAAGGCGGCGCGTGGTATTATGCCGTATGGCATAGATCCTAAGAACTTCACTGATGCTGACAAGATGGCCGCTGCTCTCAGAGCTTCTTCTCTGTTTAACGCGACTTCAGGAGACGAATAATGGCTCGTAACGGTAGTGGGACATACATTCTGCCCCCAAGCAACCCGGTAGTTTCTGGCACCGTTATCGAGTCCGACTGGGCTAACGATACGATGTCCGACCTCGCGGCTGCTCTGTCGCAGAGTATTGCATACGACGGCCAAACCATCCCCATCGCCAACCTGCCGATGGGGGGCTTCCACCACACGAACGTCAGCGACCCAGCCATCCGCAACCAGTACGCCACTCTGGGCATGGTACAGGATGGTCGCCACCAGCGCGTGGAGAACCTGACTGGGGTGGACAACCTTGTCGGCACCCTCGTTGGTGGGGCGACTGCCTACACCGCTGGTCAACTCATCAGCTTCTTCGCTCCGGCGACCAACACTGGGTCTATGACCATCAACTTCAACGGCATCGGCGCCCGGTCGCTTACTGACCAAAACGGGCTGGCCCTGACCGCTGGTGAGATCGCAGCTGGTGAGTTCGTGTTCGCAATCTACACTGGTACTGAGTTCCGACTCATTTCCTCTGTAGACGCCGCCGTGGCTGCGGACCTGTACAACCTCAGCATCAGCGGACAAGTGCGGCCCCCAAGCGACGTCTACCCTGCCCTTACCATCGCCACTGGTACGACCGTAAACGTGCCCGCTGGCTCGGCGTGGATCGTCCCACCGGGCAACGATGTGGACGACGCGGTGCTGGTGACTTGGGCCAACCAAACCATCACCATGCAGTTCCTGTCCTCCTCCTTCACTACGTTCGTAATGGTGGATGAGACCGGCGCCATCCAACAAATCCCAGGTCGGGCTATAGGCGCCAACTTCCGCCACATGGCCGTCCTGGGGGTGGTAGAGCATATCACCGGTACTGTCAACAACGTCATCACCCGGCCGAGCATTTTCGGCGACGACGGCTACCGTAACCGCGACGCAGCAAGCCTGCTCGCCAATACTGTGATCAACGGGGCGCTTGTCACCCCCAACAGCGTGTCTACGCTGAACCTGGACGTAGCGCAGGGTACGATCTTCATTCCAGGCGGTACTGCCAACACGGTCGACAGCCCGAACACCTTCAACGTGCCGCCACAGGCGAACATTCAGTTCCGTACCGTGGCCGGTCAAGCTTTGGTATCGGCTCTCACTGCCACGGTGCCGGTGGGCAGCTACGATGCCAACGGCGCAGGCATTATCGCAGCTCTGCCTAGCCCAGGCGACGCTACCGTCCACCGCCTGTTCTACCTCTATGGGCAGTACCTCCTGGTCTACGGGCAACAAGTCTACAGCAGTGTAGAAAACGCCCTGTCCATGATTGCCTGGGACCGTACCAAGTTCAAGAAGTCCCTGTACTTGGCCGATGCTACCCTGCTCGCAGAGGTCATAGCCATCCGCACGGCCACCAACCTGAACCTCATTGGTCAGGGTGCGGTGGTCTGCCCCGGTGGCCTGAACTTCTCCATTGGTTCTCCAGGGGGCATCGCGGAAGCCCCCATTGATGGCTTCCCTTATGGTCGTCGTAATGCCGCGTGGTTCCAGGTACTGGGAGCAACCAGCCCAACCATCAACGTGGACGCTACCATCAGCGGCCCGGCGCCCAAGCTGAAGCAGGTCATGACTCCGTACGCGGCAGGCACCGTGTCCTATGGGGTCTACGCCGCTGCGAACAAGTGGTTTACGATTGAGACCGTAAACCCTGACGACAAGACTTACTTCCGCAGCTACAACCCTGGGACCGGAGCACTCCGCTTCACGACCACCTACGACCTCGCCAATGGTGACTGGAGCATGCCGGCGAGCCTCGTGCTGGTCAACAACCTGCTCTTCACCGGGGCGTCGTCTCGCATCCGTGGGGACTTTAGTAGCTCGCCGGTCAACCTCCGTACCATGTTCCAGTCCTCTGTGGCCAACGGCATCACCACCGTAAGCCTCATCCCAAACGGCACGAGCCCGTCGTCCGGGCTTGCCTGCTACGGCAACTCCGACGTCAATAACGCCCCGTTCGGCCTCTTGTCCATCAACAACAACCGCGCTGACGTCAGCTCCGGCGCGCTGGGCACTGGCACCGCGCTGCCGCTCACCATCAGCACGGGTGCTGCGGGCAACAGCGAGCGTATCCGCATCGAGGTGGATGGCCGCATCTCGCTCACGGGGGGTCCGGCTGCGCCGTGGGACACCTCCATTGGCCGGTCTATCGACTTCGCCAACGGGTCCATCTACAACACCTCGTTTGTCAGTAACGCCTACTGGGACGGCGCGGTCTACAAGCGCCGTGCCTCTGGGCCGGCTGCTCTGTACCAGCAACTCACAGGGGAGCACGTATTCTTTGGCTGCGAAACGGGCTCGGCAGGGGCGACCGCCAACTTCGTATTGGCCAGCCCCATCCTGCGTATCCGTGGAAACGTAACTGATCCCGATCTGCGGAACGTGTGTGTCGGGGATAACAACTCTGGTGGCAAGCTCTTTGTAGGCTCCGATCTGACCAAGCTCCCGGCTTTCCGCTGCCAAGGTAACACGGCGGGCGACCTCAACTTCCCGTGCGCGTTCGTCGCTAAGTACGACAACAACAGCACGACGTCCCAAGCGTTCATGCGCTTTGCGATCAACAGCGGCACCATCGGGTCGGGGCAGATCGTCGCCAACGGCGCGCAAGCGTGCACCTTTGGCTCCACCTCCGATGTTAGGTTGAAGGAGAACATCGAGAACCTGCCCCCTCAACTGGACAACATCATGGCCCTGCGCCCGGTGGAGTTTGACTACAAGGAAGGCGGCCATAACATCGGGTTCATCGCACAGGAAGTGCAGGAAATCTACCCCGATGTGGTCGCCCCACGAGAGGACGGCATGCTGATTCTGGCTGGCTGGAGTAAGACTGAGGCGGTCCTGGTCAAGGCATTGCAGGAGGCTGTCAAGCGCATTGAGGAGTTGGAGAAGAAGTTAGGAATGTAAAAGAAAGCCCCCTTACGGGGGCTTTTCACGCCCGGAGCCCCCGCTGAGCTCGTGCCCGCAACTAGGACAGCGCTTGATGTTGACGGCGTAGTACCAGCGCCAGGAACAGAATGTACACTGCTTGATCCTATGGTTCACCATACCACCCCATGATCATACCACCCAGGAACATCCCCCAACCCAAGAGGGTAAGCACTCTGTAGAGGTCCAGCTTCAGGTCTTGGACCTTGAGCTCCCTCCGCAGTAGCATGTTCTGAGTGTGGAGTTCTTCAACTTTCGAGTTGATATATTCGTTTGCCATTGGTTGCCTACCTTGCGCCGGGTGGGTGCCGCGTTGCCCCCTGTGCGGCGCTGGAGAGGGGGCACTGGGCGCTTCTAATAAGTACCCTATAGGGTAGTAGCGGGTAGCCTAGTGCAGCGTGCTAGGCGCGTTGTGCGTAGGCACCTTCACTAAAGACTGGTTTCCAATCAAGTATTCTGCATGCAGGAACTCGCACAGAATATCGAGCTCTTGCAGGTTTTCGGTTATAAAATCTATGCGGTCATGGTCCTTCAGGGGGTACGCGCTGTTAATGAAGACTGATTCTACAGCTTCGTACGGATTACGGCTCTGGTCGCAAATCTGTACCATAACATCTATTTCGGCATCGCCGCGAAACTTAAACATGATACCCTCCAAGAAGAAAGGGGACCCGGAGGCCCCCTCTTACAGCTTAGAACAGGAAGAACAGTCCAATTGGGAGCAATGACATTACAGTCGAGCCAACCGTCTTGGGCCATTTAGTGACATCTGCCGACGTATCGGCTGCCGTCACGTATTCCTCCATAAGGCGCATGTGCCTTGCAGCAGTCTTCATGTCCCCACGTTGCACGTAGAACGTGTAGAGTTGCTGGTGCGCCTGCGCCTGTCGCAGCGCCACACACGTTGGCGATTCAATCGCCCCTGCCAAGGCACCCTGTGCTCCGGTGCCGCTGGCCCCTTCCTGGCACCCCGAGAGCATAATCGCTGCTGACGAGTTCATGGCAGGTTTCGGGATGTGCGTCGTGCTATGCTGGTTGAGGTACACAGAGGTATCCCCAACTTGGGCACCGGCAGAAGAGCCTGACATTGCCCCAGCACTGCTACCGGAGGTGGCCTGCGCCGACTGGTCGGCGAAAGCACCTGCGCTCATCGCCAGTACAAGGAGCGCTACCCCAGCCCGGATCATGGCAGCAGACCCAGGCCGATGGTGCCGAAGTTGCCGTTCGCTACGGAACCGCTCAGGCCGCCACCACCGTATACGGACCCGCCTACGGCAGAGCCCAGGGAGCCAGTGTTCGCGTTACCGCCAGACAGCGAGAAGCTGTTCTGGGTAGCGGCGACGCCGTTGGGGGCTACGACCACTTGGGCCTCGCCACCGCTGACGGTTTGTGCGGCGCTGTTAGTGCCGACCAGACCGTTGCCAATGGAGGCGCTGCCCCCTTGGACGCCAGCGCTGGACAGGGAACCGCTACCGACTTGACCAGTGCCCCCGAACAGGTTGATGCTTGCTGCTTGGGCGCCTGCGGACAGGGTCAGGGCAACAGCAGCAGCGATAAGTGCTTTTTTCATTGGTGTAACTCCTAGCTAGGATTTAGGCCCCCGGCAGAATTGCCATTGGGGGACGCTTAACTGGTTGTACCAGTTGTACCGCTTGGGTACGGGGCCATTATTGCGCACCTGTACCCGTCATTACAACAACTATTTAACTCCCATTTACAAAAATTGCTACCATGAAGAGCAGAATCAAACTGATGAGCAGAGTGGTGAGCGTGGTGATCTTACCGCGGAGTTGTTGATTCTCGTACTGCAGATCAGCCTTGTCACGCTCGGCCTTTCGGTACGCAAGTTGGAATCGCACATTTTCATTGTTATCCATAGCTACTCTCCAGTGTGCCGGGGGTGGCACCTATATAGTACCACCGCTGGCACTCTATTGCTACAGGGGGTTGTTGCGGATATGCTCTTCTACCAGAAGCAGGTAGCAGCGGAGATCACGTATGTCATCAATGATCCCTTCCTCATCAATCTTGCCCCCCTCAGAGCAGGCGGCGCCAAAGATGTTGAAGCCGTGTCCCGAGCACTGAGACTCAATGCGGTCCCATTTGCGGGCCAGCATCATGAAGGCTCCCACGCCCCCACGGCGGCGCCAGCTAGAGCCATACTCTGCATTCTTGATGATCAGGGTGGCGATGTCGTCGCTGGCGATCCTGCGCACGCGGTCGTAGTCAGTTTCAACGTAGTTCATTTCAAGTACCTCGAACGGAAGTCGGCAATTACGCACTCGGCCTCAAGCCGGTACAGGGGGTCATGCTCAATCAGGTTCTGGATATACCCGATGTAGCGCTCCCCCACGGGGATGATGTGGTGGTTCCCCATCTTCAACTCGTCCGTGCATTTCAGCAGGCCATCCAGGTTGTCTGCCAAATGGAGGAGGTGAAGCTCGGTTTCATCGATATTGGCATGGAGGTTGGGGTGGATGCGCTCGACAGCTTCGCATTCCCTCCGGTCAATCTCGATGCTTACTTGCACGGGCAGCGCCTTCTTGATCTGGCTTGGGATGTCCCCCACTGCAATCTCGCCCATGTCGTGGGTAAGCGCTGCCAGGATCAGGTTGCGGCTGGCCTTGCCGTCTGTAAGGACCAAGATCAGGTTGACCACGTTGAAGCTATGCTCCGCCACGGTCTCCTCCTTGATGGTCCTGACGGCATGGAACCGCTTAACGATCCCAGCTTCGCGTGCTTGCTTGATGTTATTGAGAAGCATGTCTTTTCTCCACTGCTCTAGTGATCCAATCCATCGACGCCTTTCTCCAATCGTCCGCCTCAATGCACGACGCAAGATGTAGCGCTTCATCGCTATCCCCCTGCTTGTAGGCGTGCCACGACTGGACTAGGGGGGCGACAGTACCGTCAAAGAATGGCTCGGCGAAATAGTCCACCTTGCCGTTGCACAGATCAATACAATCTTGGTCAAACGCCTTGTAGTCCTGGACCAAGGGCTGAGGTTTGGGATACGGCGACCATTCCCAGCTACCAGAGAACTTGCCCTCTAACAGCGGAAAGTGTCTCTCGTAGACATGCAGGTTGTTGGTCAGTTGATACCAGAAGCCGACCTTCACCCCCAGACGCGCCGCCATGTACTCTTGCAGGATGCTCATATGGACAGCGTTTGCGCCGCATAGACCAAATACTAGATCATTGCTACGATTGGTGATGGTGAAGTCCAGCTTACCTTCCACGATCCGGCACATGATGCTAGTGTTGCACGGGTAGTCTAGCCCAGTGCCCCCTAGGTCATTGTAGCCGTCCCACATTGACAGCACACTGCGCCGGTCCAGGGGGTTCCTTCCAAGGATCTCGCACACGGTGCTGATCTGGTCGTACCCGAAGTGCTGGCGCCAGCGGTGACCGTAGGCGGCGTTGAATGTAAGACCATCGTCGCTGTAGGTCATCATGTTCTGATTGAACTGCCGGACGAATGCTGTGTCGTTGCGCCCCGCCAGCATCCACAAGGCCTCTACCAAGTGGAAGAATGGATTGGCGTTGCGATCCTTGTCAAACAGCACCCTCTCTACTGGGTTACGGAACTCAACGAAGACGGGGGCTGGCAGTGCCAGAGCCAGACCATTGCGCGTCTCCACCCCTTGTCCAAAGGTCCGGACCATCGGCATAAGCCGATGGTATGCGGATTGGACGTTTCGCGTGCTGACGTTATACACGTTCGTAGATCCTCCGACGACCTGGGCCGTCTGTCACGTAGCGCATGAACTTCTGGAACTCGCAGAGGCAGTTCTGTAGGTCCTGCATCTCCAGTTCAGGGATGTAGCCCTTGGTGACCCGCTTCAGGTGGCTCAGCCTGTCGTAGAAGGTTGTCTCCGTGGTGCCGGGTCCGTAGAGGATGTCCAGCCCCTTCTTACTCCCAGGCCCCATAACCGCGAAATCATTCCAGTCGGGGGCGTAGTGGAGGAACTGGTCATGCTTCAGGTCAGCAATGATCTGCCCGCACATGAAGCTGCCCAGCCCGTCAATCTTGCGGAGACAGTCGAACGCCTCCCTGCAAGAGTGGTTGCTGATATACGCCTTGGCCACCTGCTTGATCAAGTCATCGCAGTACTCGATCTTGTCCATTGACTTGCCGCAAGTGCTGACAACGTAGGCCGTGTGGAAGACCTTGCCCCCACTGTCCAGGCGGCACTGGAGATACTCTGGGCCGAACTTGAAGTAGTCCTCTACACTGGGGGCGAAGTTGAAGAGCCGCGCTGCCGTGTAGAACATGGGCCGCTTGTGCATCGCGAGGTCCATCTTGATGCGCAGTTCCCGGAGCTCCTTGGTGCCCCGGTCGTCCTCGCGGCGGATGTTGCAGAAGTGATATCGTTGGAGGATTTTATCATCCGTCCACGGGGGCGGATCCCCCAACTCCCGCGCCAGCCTGATACTGTTACGTTCATTCACCCAGTAGATAAACCGCTCTAGCTTTCCTGCATTAACGTTCATCATCTTCACCTTTGAAGAAACCATAGTGGGCGTCGTCTGACGCTTGCTCTACTTCTGGTGTCGTGACTCCGTGTTGCTGTGACTTACCTCGTGCTAGGTCTAGCACCTGCATCGCCACCCACTTACGATCAAACATGGGTAGCAATTCTATGGCATTACTCATTATACGCCGGTAGCTGCCATAATTCAAATTGCACGCTTCTGAGAGCGCGTAGCCGTATTCCACGGCGCTATAGTGCTGTGGTATGGCGTAGCAGTTCTCCCCCGCCACAAACAGTTCCCCACGGCCTTCTACGTTGGTGCTTATGCCTAGGGGGCGCACCACCGGCAGCGCACCCTGGATAATGGCATCAACAATTACCCGGTTGAAGTGCCCCCCAATCTGGGAGTATTTCTTGCTCCATGATGGGTCTACTAAGCAGGTCATGTTCCGGAGAATGGTGTCCCGCTCATCATTGGTCAGGACGCCAAGGTAGTCCATCCCGGTGCGGAGTGCCCGGTCCCACACTCCAGGCCACTTGTTCTTGTCTGGGCTGGTCAGGTAGTAATAGTCAATGCCCTTTCCGGCGAGTGCCTTTACCACTCCTTCCCTTACGTGGGGCATCGCGGCCACGAGCTCTGGTACGTGCTTCCACGCTTTGAAGGTTTGCAGGCTTAGGAAGCCCCTGCGCCTCTTGCTCCAGGCGGTCCAGGATATGTCCGGCGCCTTCTCCGGCAGATGTTGTGGATTTGGGATAAAGGAACTCGGTACGGAGATATAAGCAGCGGAGTTGAATGCACAGTGATGTACGCAGATAAGGCCAGTCAGGAAATGTTGCACGTCGCACAGCCAAGGGTAGGATGCCAAGAAGTTCCCATCGTGGATCACCGCGAGTTGCGTCACGCCAGTCTGATAAAGGATTTCCCAATCTGTGTTCCCCCGGTTCTCTTTGCGCTTGGTGGGGACAGCGACCTGCCAAATCACTATGTCAAACTGCCGGATCACGGCCATTGCAGTTGTGAGCGCGCGCCCCCGGTACGGGATGCACTTGTCGTATGGCCAGCTATACCCGCGCCGCTGGTCGTACTCTAGGCCGGTGTAGGGGGATGTCGTGCCGCGCCCCCCGGCCATCCCGTTGCGGGGGCGATCTTCACGTGGCAGGAAGCAGAGGGTGGTGACTTCATGACCAAGCTCTTGAAGCCCGGCGCAAAGCTGCTCGTTATGATTTAGAATTCCACCAACGTCATCCAGTGGATACCATGCAAGTAGGATCTTCATCTTATTGTCCCATGATTTGGGTGGAAGCCAATAGTATTCGCATTTCTCAGACTCCACAAGATCAAAACCCCGACTAGTGCCGGGGTTTTGCGCAGCGAGGGGGGTTATTCAACTTCAACAACCCCGGCCTTGGTGACGTACCAGACCAGGAAGGTATGGGCGACTGCTTTGCCCCCGTTGGCCTCGTAGAACTGGTCAACGGTCATGCCGTCCTTGATGCTTGCGAAAATCTTGCCGCGCTTAGACTCAGCTTGGTACGTGGTCTTGAGTCCAGCATCGGTAAGACGAAGAGTCTGCGAGCCCAGGAAGACATTTGTGACCCGTGGGATTGGGTTGCCTTCTGCATCCAAGCGCGGTGCTCGAACTTTCTTGACCGGGATAGGTTGTCCAGCCTCGTCCAGAACATTGTTGCCGTCCTCGTCCTTGACGTACTCTACGACCTTCGCAGGCTTAGGCCGCTTCATCTTGGTTTCACCCTGGACTTGTAGGCCCTCTTCGTCAAGCAGAGGCGAACCGTCTTCATTCCACTGGGGATAAAGCTTGGGTTCTTTGGGGGCGGTGGTCCGTGGTTTGCGTTCTTTCTTCTGTGGCACTACTGGGGTCTCGGCTGCTTGGGCTTCTTGTTCGAGACCGGCTTCATAATCAGTCATTTTAGGCATCTCTGTGGTGGGAATTTAGTAGCCCGCCTTTTGGACGGTAGTGCTACTATACCATAGTTGGACCATCCGGTACAACCATTTTATTCCTCCTGGCTTAGGTTAATTCGTAATAAGGCCAGGAATTCAGCTTCGCTTAGGGCCTTAGACAAGCAGGACATCCGGAGAGCCCTCTCAACCCCACAATCCATCATGATGCGGTACACCGTGACAGCGTCAGCCTTGCTGCCATGCCGGGCGACGCGCAGGTTGGCCTGATAGGTACGCTCCCAGCTTGGGTCGCCCCCAAACCAAATGATGTTGGAGCAGTTGTTCTGCAGCCCGTCAATGCCAAGTGCCACGGACTGGGGATGCCCCAGCATCAGGGGGATATGACCTGCGCTGAACATCTTGCAGTGCGCTACTCCAGCAGCGACGCTAACGCCTCCGCCAATTCTTGGAACATCGTAGCCAAGCCGCTTGTTGATTCGCTCGAAGTCGTGGCGGTAGGCGTAGAGGCAGAAGGCCGGCTCACCGTCGAGCTCGGTGACGATGTTTTCAAGGGCGTCGAGCTTGGCCTCATGGATTTCAATCCAGGAGTCGTCACCACGCTCGGTGTCGATGATGGCGCCTTGGGCAAACTGACGAAGCTTGCCCCATAGGACACCTGAGTTGGGGGCCATGACAACGCTATCGCCAAGAACAAGCAGGAACTCTTTCTTGAGCTCATTGTATTTCTCCCTAAGGTGCGGAGGCATTGGGACCCAAACGGGGACTTCCATGATCGGCATATCATCGTCACCCTCGGAGACGATGGTTGTGGGGGCGATCTTAGCGGCCACGCGAGCGGCAGCCCCCGGTAGCTCCTCGTATCCGTAGCCGCTTTCGTCCGGCCGCATGTACTGGAACCGGAAGTGGGTAATGAAACTGCCAAGGTCTTTCCCCAGGTCGGTGATGTAGCATTGGAAGAACAGGTTCTCCAGCTTGCCGGGGCGCGGAGTCCCTGTCATTACGACCCGACGGTTGGTGTACGGGAGATAACAGGCCAAGGACTTGGCACGCAGGCTGTTGGAGTCCTTGAAGCCGGTGGACTCGTCGCATACCAGCATGACCCGCTTGCCCTCAAACCACGCAATGGCATAGGGATTCCCTTTGTACTTCTTGCGCTTAGAGCCGGGATTGGTGCAAATGGGGCCGAACTCCGTACCGATAAGCCCCTCGTAGTTCATAAGGTAGACGTCAACCTTAGACTCCAGTGCCGCCTTGCGCGCCTTCTCACCGCCATGGACAATGGCATAGGTCAGGTGGGCAAAGTCGTCCCAGTAGTTGATCTGGTGCGGCCACGAGGTGGTGATCACCCGTAGGGGGGCGATCACCAGCATGCAGTCAACGAGATCTCTTTTCTTCAGGATGTCGTACACCTTCAGAGCTACCGCCGTCTTCCCCCGGCCCGGTTTCAAAAAGAGACGAAAGCCTGGTTCCGTAACGCCCAGCTTCATGCTCTTTAGCTGTAGGGGCCGTGGCTCGAATCTTGGCTTGGACGTCTCTAAAGGCAATGTCTGAATCGTCATAAACTGCTACCTCAAAGCCCATGTCGCGTAGGAACTCATGGATATACTTCTGCAGCTTGCGCGGCTCCTCACCGGGGCGCTTGAACTCAATGAAGAGTAGATTGTGCCCCTCCCACAGGACCAGCCGGTCTGGGAAGCCCCGGCGCCCCTTGATATTGAGCTTGAGGGTGCATACTAGGATGCCACGGTCTCTAGCCCAATTGCCGATGTTGATGCAGAAGCGGTTCTCAATGCTTGTCTCGTAATCGTCACGGCGCGGCACGGCAATGTCCTCCCTTGCGCCAAGACAATGGGCACCACTGACAAGAGTTGTGGCTTGGAGTGGGGGCGTATGTCTCTTCGTGGTTGATGATCTCGATAGTATTGATCAGCTTTACGGTCTCTATCTGCTTTGCCCCTCTGGCATAAGCAGACGGCACCGTGTGCAACGGAATGTCCAAGTAAACGAACTCCGTTTCGTAGGCATCCCAGTCGTCTGGTTCTAGGGCCATGTACATGCGACCCTGCTTGGGATGGTCGGGATACACCTTCCCAGACTTCCAGTCTAGGATATGGCGCACCCCATCTACAGTGTAGCGCAGGTCCACCTTTCCCTTAGCGTAGGCATCAGGGTCGTCATACGCGCATGGCAGCCAGTGACTGTTAACGGCGATCTCCGCCTCAGGCTCTGGGCTGTACTTGGTCAGATTCTCCATGAATCGCTGCCAAGGGCGGAGCACTTTGTCGCCGTGGGGGAATGCCCCCTTACCAAGGAAGAACTCCTCCAGCTTGAAATGGAGCTCGGTGCCGCGCAGGGCGGCAGGCTTGTCAGGCTCACGGTTGCCCAGGACGTATACGTGCTTCCACCAGAGGGGGCACTTCTCGTACAGGCTGATGCTACTGTAGCTCTGGCACCTTTTCATTTGGCTGCCTCTGCCCAAGTCTCGCCGATGCCCATAGTCAGGCGCATTGGTACGTCGCACGGCAGGGCGTTAGCGGCCTCTACCATAATGCGGCAGATCTCATCCTTGTCGCGCAGCGGGGCGCACAGGTTGATCTCGTCATGCACCGTGCCCAGCAGGCGGAAATACCGGGTCACCGACCCAAGGTTCTCCTCTGCGTAGATAATGGCTTCCTTGGTCTGGTCGGCCGACGAACCCTGCACCAGCAGGTTGAGGGCCTTATAGTCCCAGTTGCGCCCGTTGCTGGGGGGCTCACAATAGCAGAACCGACCCCCCATAGTTTTGATGGGCAGGCCAAGCTGGAACCGACGCTTGCAATCCCTGTCCAGACGCACAACATCCGGCAAATGCGCTTTGATGGCGTTACGCAGTCCATTAGCGCGTTCGTACGTGCAACCTAGCTTTTCCGCCAGCAGGGCTGCCCCCATTGCGTACAGTATGCCCAGGAATATGACCTTACTGTCCTTACGGGTTACGTCGCCGCCCACAAGCTCCATAATGAAGATATAGGGGTCCATGTCAGGGTCGTCAATAAACGCCTGCATCAGCACGCCATCTTCAAAGTGTGCCGCTACCCGTGGTTCTTGGGCCTTAAAGTCAAAGCTGTACCAGACACAGCCCTCGTCCGGCAGGCAGTAGGCCCTCATATTGGGGAAGTGGTCCCCAAAGTAATCCAAGCCCTGTTCATCAGGAATGTTCTGGCCGTTGGGGGCAGAACTACTCAGGCGCCCGGTGCGCGTGCCGTAGCCATCCTCGTTGCGCACCTGATTGTACTGCGGGTTGATGGTGCCCCCGTTGGCCTCGGCGTATGCCAGCCACGGTCCCATGAAGGTGCCGGTCAGGGTGGCGTAGGTGGCCCGCGACTTCAGCATAGTCTTGAGTTCCTTGTCCGTTTCCAGGACGCGCTCAAGGCTTTCCTTGTTGGCAGACAGCCTGCCCGTCGGGGTAAGCAGGAATCCGCTGTACCCGGCCTTCTGCAGCGCCCCCACAAGGTCACGGTCGCTGCCGGGGTTCAGGTGCGGGCTGTGCAAGCGTTCACGGATCATGTCGTCCAGCTTGTACAACTTGTCCAGCGCCGTGTGGTAGTCGTGGCGCAGGCGCTGTACGTCAATGCGGATACCCTTGCTCTTAATCTTGGCAAGGATGGGCGCCAGTGTGCGCTCACGGTCATACGGGGGCTGCATCTCCGCCATCTTCTCGAAGCAGTAGTCATGCAGCCGCTGCGCCATCTCGGTATCGGATTCGGCATACTTGCCGACCAAGCCCCCCGGTGCCCGGCATATATAGGCGCCGCATTGCTTACGACTACGGCACTCGGGGACATTGGCCAGGATCCAGTCGTACAGTTCCTGTTGGTCGTCAGGCGGCATACCGAGCCAGTTGGCCGCTAGGTCCTTAAGCCTGAGGCTGGGGGTGTTCGGGTCAATGAGGTAGGCTTCAAACATTGTGTCGTGGGTTAGAAGGGGGTCGCGCTCTGGCATTCCGAACCAGTACATTGCGACTTCCAGATCAAACCCGAAGATGTTATGCCCAACGAGCTCCATGTCCCATACACGCTCAAGTTCACGGGCAAACTCTTCCTTAGTACAGTTGTTCTCCGTTGGATGACCCCATGCCCAGTAATGGTTAACCCCATTATCACGAATAGAGCAGCCCACAGGCCGCGGAGGAGTTGGGCTTCCATCGACAATGGCCTCTGTTTCAAAGTCAAGCGAAATCATAAGAACTCCAAAGGGGGCCGAAGCCCCCTCGTTGGTTAGTATTTAGCTGGTCCTTTGGGCTGGCTGTCTGCCGGAGCCTCAGAGGGGGGATCATACACCTTTTGGCAAATCTCGAGTGCCGCTGGGATACGCTTAAGGAGGCCCCCCAGCATGGAGCGGTCCACTACTCCCACATCGTTGAACAGCACCTTGTACTGAGTCTTCTGGTCAGGGACCGTACTGACTTCAGTAACGACTGCCAGAGGGGGCGCGTTATAGAGCGCTGCGCATTTCTGCACGTACATCTGCCAGTTCTTCACACTGGTAACTGGCGGACGCAGGATTGCGATCTCGCAAGTAGCGATGTCCTCTGGACGGGTGGTGGCCGGGATTACAGCGAGGCTGCGGGTGTTCTTGCACGCCTTGCCGCGCTTGCCTTCTCCTTCACTTTTCCACTGGTTGGCCCAGCACTCTTTGCAGGTACTGCATTGAGGCTTGGCACTGGCCGGATGCGGGGCCATGTCGTCGCCCCCGTCCACGCTGTAGGCGAAGCAGACCGGGCTGGTCAGATTGCCTGGATCAAACTGGCCTTCATATAACGTATTGGCATGGACACTGGCTACGACAATAACGTTCAGTTTGTTGCCGGGGCATGGGTTCCCGTCATAGGTCAGCACCCCGGCCCGCGTGCCGATCGTACTGCCCATCGGCCGCTCTATCGTGGAGGCAGCTTTCGCCAATCTGGCGAGCTCCTCGTCATAGTTGATTAGCTCTTTGGATTCTTCCTCTTCGCGCTTGGTAGTCATATCTCAGCTCTCAGACTTGATGCAGCAGATTAATGATCCACAGTTTGATCCCGACCCACAGATCCTTCAAGGTCGCGTACTTATTCCCTAAGCGGAATCCAACGTAGAAGCCGACACCCATCAGTATTAAAATCAGTAAGGTCATTATAGTCTCCTAAGTAGGGGGCGGTCGCCCGCCCCCCGCTTTCGGTTTAGTCGGCAATGGCCGCAAGGATGAGGTCTGCGGTGGTAGCGAAGGCTTCCGCCTCTTCTACAGTTTTAACATCGACGATGTCAAACTTCGCCCCCTTGAGGTCATCGTCCAGGGACTTCAGATACGCGGTGGCATCTTTGTCGCTGCCGACTTGGACGAACAGGATGGTAAGGTCTTCGTCCTTTTCCATGGCCTGAGTGGCGTTGATGATGACTTGGGCGGCAGCCGCCTTGTCATCTGGGACGCCATCGGTGAGGACCAGGATGAAGTCCTTTTTGTCGCTACGACCAGCTTGCTCCAGGCTGGCGGTGAGCGCCTCTGCAAGCGGGGTAGAGCCGCGTGGTGAACGGGTGGCGAACACATCCTTGACCTTATCGGCGGTTACGCCGGTATAGCCGCTGACGTTGGCGCCGCTGAAGAACAGGACGTCAATGCCGTCGCTGTCCAGTTGTTGCAGATCACGCGCAAATGCAGTGATGGTTTCCTGGGCATAGTCCCAACGGGATTTGCCCCCACGGCAGTCTTGCTCGCCCATGCTGCCCGATGCGTCGATGGCAACAATGAAGTCATACTCGGACAACGAAGATTTGTCAACCATTTCGTGTAACCTCTTAGTATGGAGTAACGCAAACCATTTGCGCTACAGTGGTACTATAGCCCCGTAGGGGGCATCCCTACAAGGGTACTACCATATTTATTTTTGCATCATCCAAAAGACCAGCAGCGTGCGCACTCCATGACGAACCTCGGCACCACGATGGTGAACATGGCGTCCGTTGAAGAAGAGTGCGTGTCCCTTAGGCAATGCCTCCACGAACACGGTCTCCCCCGCTGGCCCATAGGGGCGAAGATACGTCCCCCCTCCAGTGTGGTGCTCGGGGCCGAGGCTAACGACGCAGGTAAGGTCGCTTTGCTCGTCTACGTGCCAATCGCTTTTTGCGGTGGCACTCGGTTTGTAGCGCGCCAGCTGAATAGAGCTAACCCGTCCAGGGGTATGACCAGTCATCATCTGGAACAGAGGCTCAATACGCTCCTCCATGATACGCATAAGCTCTACAAACGTGCCCTTATCGTGGTACGCCAGCACCAACTCTTCCACTTGATACGCCCTTTCCTCCTCTTGGTTCACTTGGAACTGGTCCTTGAAGAACTCGGCATAGCTGATCAGTGTTTCGCACTCCTGCTCGTCCAGCACGGGGGCGCTGAAGATCATAGGACCATGCTTCTTGATGGGGATATCATCCAGACTATGCAGCTTCCAGATGAGGGGGGCCTTCTCGTAGCCCTTCTCGTTGCAGTCCATGATCGCGCACTTCATGCGTCCTGCGTACATTTGCAGCGGGTTCACGCTTCACCCCTTTGAATCTTACGCACGAATTCTTCGATCTCGTCGCGGTAGCTGTTAAGGACGGCTACCCCCTCTTCCTCTGGCAGCCCCGCTACCTCGTGCAGCAGGTTCAACAAGCAGTTGCACCCCGCGTAAAACGACCTGACCATCTCCTGCCGCTGGACTGGCCCGGCGCCGGTGGGCATGACGGCCAGTTCAAATGCTTCCGCCTCTTGTGCTAGCGTGTTCATATTATGATTTCCTGTCAAACAAATCGTATACGGTCTCCTTGCGCAGTCCCGGGACCGTAACGCCGACGTCTTCACGTTCGAAGATGGCACCATCGGCTAGTCGGAACTGTAGGAGGTCAATTGCACCTTCCTCAAGCATATACTGAACAAACTTCTCCTTGTCTTCAACCACATGGACCTCACGGTCACTGAGACCGGTAATCCGGTGATCAATGACCATGCCCTCAAACTGCTGCTCCCTGAACACGGCGATCAGCCATGACTTCATGGCTGTCTCCTGTTCCTTTAGGGTATTGGCGACCTTATCGGCCGCCAACCTCTCCGCTTTCTTATTTCTCCAGGCTTGGATGACATTCTCTGCCATGTACCGGTCAGCATCCAAGGGGGAGACATTATGGATTATCGTATCAAAATCCATCGTCGTCCACCTCTTGCATCGTCTTGGTAAACACCAAGTTCCCGCCGATATAGCTCCGCTCCCAAAGTAATGCCTGGAGCGTCCTACCAAGGATGGTCAATTCATGAAGAGTGGAAGCTTTCTCCGGGAACAGCAGTCCCCATGCATCACTGAGACTAAGGACCACGCACATTTTCCCCTTGTACTTGCGGAGGAATGGGCGCAGGTCAGCCTCTTTCATCAGGGGCATGACTTTCTCGGTAAAGGACTTGTCCTCCAGGGGGGAGATCTTGAAACGGAGACGTTCAACGGTGAACATGGTGTTACTCCTGTGTGGGGGCGCCGGGTAGACGCCCCCTTATCTGTTACGGCATGAAAATGCTTGGGGTTGCATCTCCGCCGCCGAATTTTTGGACCGCCGCCATCATCAGGCCGGCGATTTGCATTGGTGTATCGTGATCCAGCTCATTGAGCAAGGTCAGCGCCAGCAGTTCCGGAGTGGCGCGACCGGCGCCCCCGAGGTAGCTGATGGTGCTGGAGCTATTGCCGCTCTCGGTTTGGTCCATGAAGAACCGCATGTAGAACGGAAGCCCCATCTTTTTGCAGAGCTCTTCTACTTGTTCCAGCATTGGGAATACCTTTTCCCGGAACTCATCTTCCAAGTGGAATTCTTCCGGACGGGCATTGATCCATTCCTCGGTGCTGAACTCTTTGTCATCATTTTCCATTTGCGTGTCCACCTATGTTAATATGGGATACCATCTGCGTCGGTGTTGGGGGCTGGGATATACTCCCCCTCTACAGGCGCTGGTTTAGGCGAATCTAACAGCAACATCGATTTGCGGATAGCAGCGATCTGTGTCATGGTCTCGCTGTAGACCCGCATGGCCTCATTTTCCTTATGAGTCAACGTCTCCATGGCCATCTGGTACAGGTCAATGCCCCCTGGAACGCTGGCACTGAGTGCAACCTTCTGTACTAAGATGGCGGAATTGCTCCAGTGATAATGCCCGTCCTTTAACTCGTATTTGAATGGGAACTCGCCTGGCTCTGGGTTGCTCTTGGGCACTGCCCAAATGCTCCCCTCTGCCACAACGAGCTCCGGCTTGGTCTTTATCACTTTAACCTCCTTGGTGCTTGCTGTATTGCACCTATATAGTAGCCTAAACGGTGCCACCAGTACAACTAATTTGCTTGTTCTAGAGCGGGCCTTGGGCTACTATAGTACCACCACCAACCGCCACTATATAGGTGCGCACATGCAAGTAGAACTGATCCTTGATCCAAACGACCACTACTGCAAGCTCGGTGATGGCTGGCAGTTCAAAGTCATTGAAGCGCTTGGCATTTTGCCCGAATTCTTGGGGGGCGCTGGGGCACAGATCGCTGACAATATGGAGCGGAACTACCAATTCTTCAGCCACTGGTCCACCGGGCAGGGGGCTGAGGTCCGTGGTGGCTGCTTCTGCTATCCGGGGGATCCAGAACAGCACCCCCTGCTGACAGCCACCCATGACAACGAAACAATCTACTTCTACCCATGCTGCATCGTGGCGCAGGTGGTTGATGGCAAGCTGGTCAAATGGACTCGGATGGACTAACATGGAACTACACGCCCGGCAGGAAACGTTGAAAAAGGAACTGGAAGCTCTGCGTTACCGTTTACCGGAGTGTACCACGTTAGAAGAGTATGACCTAATCCATTTGCAGATCGCCTTCTACAAAGATCTGCTGCAGAAATACAATCCAGTGCCACGCTATAAGGAGAATCGTGTCAATGAGCCGGAGAGAAACGCAGGCCCAGTTGGACCTTCGCTTAGCCGCCGAAGAGGAGTTACTTCGTATTAAGCAGGAGCGGCAGGCGCAGTGCGGACACTGGCATTGTCACCCCACAGAGTGGTGGTGGTCAAATGGCAAAATCCGCACCCTGCGCTGCGACGAATGCGAAGCCGAGCAATACTTTGAGGAGTTTGCGCCATGATCTACAAGGTGACGTTCTTCCTACACTGTCAAGGTATGGACTTCCCGGACAAGCGTGACTTTGGGGAGGTGGATGCAATGAGCCCAGAGGATGCTATCCAAAAGATCCTTGACGCCAGCTTCCTGAACGCCACCCCCAGCGACCGGGAGTATATCAGGGGGTGCCTGTCCGCAAGGGTGGTGCGCCCCTTTCCCCGCAGCCACGCACCGAGGACTGATGATGTTGTTCTAGTGCGCAAGGCGGACATCCCCAAGATGGCCCGCATTCTAAGTGACCGCGCATGCGGCGACGCCACCAAACAGTACAGGGACGAGTACTGGGGAGAGTACTGTAAGGACTACATCAACGATGTCCGTGTCATGTTAGGATTACCAGAGGAGTAATGCTATGGGACAATCATTTGAAGACTGGTTCAACGGAAAGCAGGAAGAAAAGCCTGAGGTCAAGGAACCTGAGAAGTTCTACGACTACGATGATGAGTTGCCGCACGATGTTGACTTCGGTGACACGCCCGGCACCTACATCTTCCGTTGCCGTGGCTGCGACAAGTGGAAGCCAATGGACTGGGAACTCAGCGAGGATAGCTTTGAAAGTCACTGGTGCGGGGGCTCGCCGTACTGCTGCCCTCTCGTGCCTACGCCTGTCTGGTCCAAGCACAAACGGATGATGGCTCGTCCTGCTCAGCCCCCGGCTGCACCACCAATGCCACCTGTCAAGAGGGGGGTACCCAAGCCGTCGCCTGCAACGCACTTCCAATGCGTCGGCTGCCATCAGTGGTACCCTGTCAAGAATGCTCACCGCTTGCCCGATGGGCGCATGATCTGCGGGAGCTACGGCTGCGTCCCTACTCCTGCAACCGTCAAGGATCCGCACCTGCGCTGTGGTGGCTGTGGAAAGGCGATCCCCCCATACGACTCTCCACCACACCATCTGACCGGAGAGGCGTTCTGCGGTGATAGGTACTGCAAAGATCGGCTGACGCATGAGTACATCATGAAACAGAGGCAGCCCAAGCCTCCCCGCGCAGGCTAGTTGCAAAGAGTTGCGGTAACACTGTATACTGGTGTTACCGCAACGCACCCAAGGTGAGCACCATGCTGCACTTCATAGTTATCTGCATTATTCTTTACATAGTAGCACGAGTTCTCATCGGGGTTCTGTGTGCTTCAAATGAAATACTGGGCGAGAAGATCACTACGGGTCTTTACTACCTCGCCATCCTTGCATTCGCAATCTGGATCAAATTGCCATGAAACTCTACCGCATCACCTTCAAAGATGGGGACTTCAACCACAGTACCACGTTCACGGCCACCAGCCGCGAGGAAGCCATCAAGCAATTCCACTCTTGGGCCGACGGCCTCAAGGTAGACCTGACGTTCGTAGCATGTGTAGAGGTTAAGTGATGTACGATTACCTAACTCGGGAAGATAATCCCTTCCCGCCAGCGGCCGAGCACTCCGCCCCCAAGGTCTTGTGCCGCTACTCCTATCAGGGGGCGTGCTACGCGGACATCGGGGACTGGCGCGTAGACATGATCAACAATAACGGTATCACAGCTGTAGTGTGTCGCAACCAGAGGAATCTGGTGAACAACCACACTATCTACTACGATGATGGTACAGTCAAAGTGGAGTAGCCAATGTGTGACCATGAAAAGACAATTGAGGAGGATTTTGGGTACTATGACATGGACGGCGATTGGGTTCCGGATATTAGGCTGGTCACTGTGGGTACTTGGAGTGACATCGACCTCCATAGGTTTCGTTGTACTCAGTGTGGCCTTGTACGATATTACAGTGAACGGGCTAGACGCTACTACGAAGACGGTGAGGGTGAACTGCCATGAGTATCTGCACGCCGAAATTTGCAATTGGGGAAGTAGTCCTCGTCCAGTGCGTGAACTTCACGAAATACAATGGCGAGCACACGGTCAGGGAGGTCCTGCAGCGGGGGTCTATATATTTTGACCGCCTCGCAGGCAAGAATCTCCGGACCATCCCCCATGATGGGACAGTTCATAAGGCCAGCAAGTTCGGGTACGTAATGGAAGCTATACTACCTGATACGGATACGGATGGCTTGGAAGTTATCTACGATGAGTCATGTCTGCGCAAGAAGCATCAGCCGGGAGAGCTCTCCTGGGAGGAGTTGGTCAATGAACGCGAGTCAGTTACCTAGGTACAAGGTTGGGGAAACGGTTATCGTGGTCAGCAGTAAGTACCCGCACTTCAATGGCGAGTACCGGGTGCGTGCTATTCTGCGCCACGGAGACAAGTACCTTGACAGGATAACCAAAATCCCCACAACCATCAAACTGACCAACGCGCCTCATTGTTATCAGCTCCATGATGTACTGATGAATAACTCGGGGCAGGAGTTTATCATCACAGAGCAGTTACTGAGAAAGAAACACCAACCCGCGACCATGTCCTTTCGTGAGATCATGGCCCGCGCATAGGGCTGTTAGGGAAGTGGCTGCCGGTGGTACACTGGTAGCCCATAATAAAAAGCCCCAAGTCTGGGGAGTGGACTTGGGGCAAACCAGCTAGGAGGCTGGGCACGCTATGGTTATGTTCAGTGTGCCACGCCCCCCAGCTTTACGCAAGCACTATTTATAGGAATACACCTATGAAACTGACGCACGCTAGCAAGCTCATTGGTAAAGTTGTCCGCTTTGACGATGGTGTTCAGCTCCTGTTAGTGTCAGGGGGCGTCGGCAACGGCACAACTTTCGTCTTCAAGCGCACTGAGATCGACGACCCGTGGATCCAAATCCCCCCAGAGGACGCGTTGCCCTACGTCATTGAACTCACCAAGACGCTGTTTGACGCCATGAGTGACGAATAACCATGAACAAGTCCAAAGTGTTCACCTGCGAAGCCACTATCACCATCCTGCCAAACGGTGAGAAGTACATCCACCTCACAGATCCTAGTAATGACTGTGAAATGATGTGGAGCTACGACGGGGTCAAATGGGTGCAGGCCAAAGCCACAGATATCTGGAACTGGCAACGCTATATTGATAACAAAAAGGATAAATAACCTCTCTGCCCAGCGGAGGGGGTTGCCTCCGCACCGAGGACATAATGGATGACTACCCGTTTGAAGTTAGCACGGTCAAAGGCTCCCCTGTAGACTGGTACAAAGAACGTATGCGCATGAGCGGGATTACCGAAGAGGTGGCTCGCAAGTGTGGTCTGCGTCTCCGAGTGCCAGAAGAGGGGGTTATCCACATCGAAATCCCGTACTACGACCGACATGGGGTCCAAACAACCCTCATCCGTCGGCGCAACATTGTGGCGGTACACGAACACGGCCCCTCGCAATCAGGCGGCGACTTCAAAGGCAAGTATTCGCAGCCGAAAGGATCCAAAAACCTTCTCTACTGGCCTCCCTTGGCTGATCAAAACCGTGAATACAAGGACACACTCTGCCCCCTTATCGTCTGCGAGGGGGAACTCAAAGCCATCTGCTGTAAGATGCGCATCCTAGCGCAAGGTGATGAGCACCGCGCCCTCGTTGTTGGCGTCCCAGGCACCAGCGGCCTGAAAGCAGTGATGCAAGACTTGCGCAACATCAATATGTACGGCCCCAACGATACCCGCCGTGACGTATTCCTTGCCATGGACTGGAATGCGACCGGCAAAAGCAAGGAAGACAGCGCCAAACTCGAGTTCCAACTCCGTAAGCTGTTCGAGGAAGAGGGCGCCAAGGTCGTCATACTGCGCTGGCCGATCCCAGAGGGCCAGGAAAAGGTAGAGCAGAAGCTCGACAACTGGCTCGTTGGCGGGGGCGACATCGGTGCTGCGCTCCGTGCCAGCTATGAAGCTCGTATGGAGATAGATTCAGTATACCAACAGTGCTGGGACTATCTAAATACTCGGTATGCGATCAAAGATGGCAAGTACATCCCCCTCTCCGACCCCTCCAAGCTCTACACACTCGGCGAGCTTAACACAATGGAGAACGATATCCGCATCGAGTATGCGAAGAACAAATATCGTCATGCCCACGAGGTCTGGTCCTGGCAACCGAAGGAAGACCGCAACGAAGTTGATGGCTACATCTTCCTCCCCGCACCCTTGGGAGTCGACCCCGAGCGCTATGTACATGAAAATGGCCGTCGCCTACTCAACACCGCGCCCGAAGCTCACTGGCACAGTCCTCCATGGGGCAGCGACGAGCCCCCAGAGGTCGGCCCGTTTGTCGCCCACATACAACGTCTGTGCCAAGAGCATACGCCTTGGTTCCTAGACTTCCTCGCCCACTGCGCCCAGCGTCCTGCAGAGAGGGGCAACCACATTATCGTGTTCAAAGACCAAGGTGGGACAGGTAAGAGCCGCTTGTTCGAGATTCTGGACCTCGTATTCGGCGAGTATTCCGGCCCCATCGGCAGCGCGTTAACGTCCAACTTCAATTCGCAGATAGAAAAGCTCGTAATCGCATGGTGGAGCGACCCTGTAACCAAAGGCGGCGCCGATAGGGACCTCGAAAGTGCCCTCAAAAACTTCAGCGGCGACACCAAGCTCAGCATCAACCACAAATACGGCGCCGAGTACACGGTCACTGGGTATGGTCGTCTGATGATTGCGACCAACAAGTGGCTCGTCCCTGTGGACAGCAAGGAAAGGCGCTACACCGTCTTCGGCGGATTCAGCCCCCTGGATCACCACGAAGCCCGCGCACTCATGGATTGGGCCAATGCCGGGGGCGTAGAGCAGATCCGCTTGTTCTTAACAGAAAGAGACATATCTCAGTTCGATGTCTACGCGCCCGGCCCTCGGACCATCCAACGCGAGGAAATGGAGCGCGACTCCGCGCACCCCCTCCGCAAGATGCTGGAGTTCGAAGCCTTTGCGGATTGCGATATCTGGTCCACAGACCAAATCACAACCTTCTACAACGATAATCACAGTCGCCGCCTCAGCCCCGATGCTATTGGCGCGCTGCTGAAACAGGAAGGCTGCATTAAGAAGCCTGTCACTGTGGACGGCAAGACCGTTAGGTTGAATGCTATCAGGAATACAGAAAAGTGGGACAATGCGCCCCCCAAAGAATGGGCTGAGGAGTACAAACGTGGTCGGGATGCTAAGTTCTAAGTCGTGCAAGTGTAATGGTGAAATGGGTGTGTGTAATGCTGGGAACCCCGTACTAGGCACTTCGCACGGGTGGAATTACACTATTACACTTAAACTTAAAAAATATTG